TGGTCGGCCTAATGCGTTATAGTATTCACTCATCTCTTGTTCAGTGGCATCTTCACCAGGTTTAATAATACCTTTCTTACCCAATAACGAAGCTTGATTAATTAGGCCCTTAGCCATTTCATCCATACTTTGATACTTTGTTACATTGGGATTACTGCGGTATTCCTCAGCTAATTCATTATACCAAGGATCATTGCTAGTATCTGGTGTGATTCCGTCGCTAGGTTGAGTTAAGAGATCAGCTGTAACTTCTGTTGGTGCTGTCTCAACTGCCTCCACTGGTGCCGCGACTGTCTCGGCTGGTGCTTCTGTTGGTGTTTCTACTGGTGCTACATCCATATTATTTCGCCTCTAGTTGTTTTATTATTCTTCGGTAAAGCTCTTTTTGGCCTTCCTTATAAGCCATTTTAATAGGGTCTGAATCAATTGAGGAATGATCAATCTGGCACAGCTTAGCCATGTCCTTAATTACTTTCTTGCCCTCGATATTGTTAAATACTGCATTATAAAGTTCTCGCCTCTCGTCTGTGGTCATTACATTTGTCCCATATCGTCTATCATTGATCCTGGTTCTGGAGCTTTTAAAGGGTCTGCGGTCCCTACTTTATCCATTAACTGTTGTTGTTGCATCATCTGAGCTTGTGCATCTGCTTCTACCGCTCTTGATTCTTCGGTTTCTTCTTCAGTCAAGATATACTTTGAAGGCACATTCTTATTTCTGAATAGATCGCGAGCTACTTCATCAAACTTAACAAGGTGGTTTAATCCTGGGCTTTCCTGCATCTGCATTATAACCTGTTGAACTTCCATTATCCCCTGTAATATCTGCTGACTCTCTTGAAGCTTTAGTTTTTGATCAAGCTTAGTCGAGTACTCAACACGAAGATTTTTAATATCAACACTTGGCGGCGGTTCTATCTCTCCATTCTCCACAAGGATCTGTAACACACCTTTGAGTAATGGACTATAGAACTCATCATACAAGCGGTTAACAATTGGCAATAGTGCTTGAATTCTCTCCGCTCTTAGAAAGTCAATAGCTGTTGCTGTGACATTCTTTAAAGCTGCTTCACCCTCGATTGTAACGAATATATCATTGAAGAATAATCGTCTTACCTCTTCCTCTTTTCGTTGCTCTCGTGCGTCTGCTGCTGGTAAATCAATGTCAGCTTGGTAATGAACAATACTTGAATCTTGTGATAAGTGATTTACACCACCCGGCTCAATATCAATATCCTCTTCCTCAAGATTACCCATGAAGAAAACAGGTGGGTTAGTCTTAAGCTCAATACCATCGTCAATATTCTCACACATCTTTGTAAGAGTGCGCATTGTATCGAGTGCGGTAAAGCTCTGCCCCCTACCGTAAGCCATTTGATTTGAATGTAAAAACCTTGGCGTTGCATAAGGAAAATAGGAATATCCACCCTCATTAACCAAGTGCTTACGCTCTTTATTTACGTAACAACTCTTATAAGGTAGATCCATTTTATTTAAAGAGCCTTCTTTACGCTCTTTACGTGGCATAACAAAATGCAGATACTTTACTTTATTATTAGATTTATGAGGGTCTTTAGCATCATCTTTTACAGTCTGGTGACAATCTTCGCCCCATTTCTGGAAAGCTTGCTTAGCTGTAAACTCAAATTCCCTAATAACTACATTAACATAGCCGTCGCTGTCTTCTGCAATACAGCAGTCAGTAATGGGGATTTCTTTGAATACTAAGCCTTTTTCTTGCTGCCATTCAAAATATATAACACCTGTATTAAGACGCGTATAACTAAGCATCATATCAAAAGCCGTTACAGCAAAGTTAGTGCTCGTGATCCTATCCATACATGCTTTTGCAGCATCAATAGACCAGTCTTTCATTTGATCTTCATCTTCACCTAATTGTGACTGTGATACCTTGAAAGAAAAGAACTGTTGACCAGCATCAAATGTATTCGAGAATAAGCCAGAGGCAAAACGCATTGAAGAGTCATAGCCAACAGGATTAAGCGGCGTTGACTGTTCTATTTGCTTGCTACCTGCATTATTCGGCTGCATTAATTGCTTTTCAGAATTGTAATAAAAGCGGCACTCTTCCCAAAGAGAATACATATTATCGCGGTCAGTCCTTAGACCATCGAATAATTTTATCAGCTCTTCGGGTTTACTATTAGAATACTCCATAATTTACCCCAGTATGTTCTTTTTAGGGTCGCTGCCATAGTTGCTCGATGTAAGAAGGTCGGTAGAGGCTCGGCCTTTCTGACTTATGCCGCGTCTAATCTCAGCCTCTTGCGCTGATCTAACTTCTTCTGATTCTCTTTTAACTGGTGCCACGGCTTTAGGTGGTGCCTGCTGTTTCTTTGGGGATGAACCGCCCATATCAATACTCCTTATAGTTGCATGTTAAATAATAACAATAGTTTATAAGTCTTTCAAACCCTTATAGTAATTACCTACCTTCTTGAACTTAAAGCCAATACGCTTTGCAAGTAGTACCATTGCTACTCTCTCTCTTGGAATAACAGCGTGTAATTGATGGGCCATCTCTGCGACTTCTTTCTCGATCTGTTCATTCCAGCCTTTAATCCAATCAAATTTATTAGAGAATGTGCAGACATGTAGACTAGCAACACCCTCAGCTATCCACTCAAGTAAAATAAAGCCATGCACTAGGCTATTTTCATCATCATAACAACCCATTGTACAGGACTCATTAACATAAGCAATTAACTCATCAATCTGCTCATAACCTTTCAGAAAACCTTTATTACGCTCGATACCTTGGGAGAATCTCAATAGCTCCTCAACTCGTGCTTGATCCTCTTCCCAGTAGAACATTAGCGCCTATTCCTTGCTCTTGATTTGACTTTAATTGACCTGCCGGGCTTCTGGCTCATGTATTTCTTAGGTGATGATAAATTACGCATTGCCCAATATCTCGCGCCGTCCCATAAATGATTGTTCTCATCTTTTGGTTCTTGCAGCCATACACCCTCTCGATTACGCTTCCATGAGTATTGCTCGGCTTCCATTAAGAAGTTGTTCGAGTCTCTATGGATCATAATCATAAAGCCTTTTAATAGATTAATACCAGCCATAATGGAATCCTTACCTTTGACACAAGGAATAACATTATAACCGGATGTCTGAAGTTCTGCTATTGAATCTGGTCTAGCGCAATCGGCCACTATTTCCATATTCTTACCAATATTTAGCTCTTCTAATCTATGCTCAAGCGATGGTACTCTAGGTTTAGAGATATTCTTAGTGGTCAATAAATCGGTTTCGTAAACTAATTCTTTCACATAAAGCTTATTATTGTATAGTCTATACTCAGCCAAAGCCATAGGATCTTGACTAAAACCAAAATCTAAACCAAAGCCCCACTTTTGACACACATAGCGCTCCGGCCATTCCTCTGTAACCTGCCAAGTTTTAAATATTTGCCCCTCAACTTGCCCACGCTTGCCAAGTCCGTAAACATTCCAAGACCAATCATCGGCTGTATTATTACGAATATTAACAGGATCACCAGGATTATAGGACTCAATAGCTGAAACCTGCTTATCTGTTAAAAATGGATTATCAATATAGGTTGAATGCCTATAAGCTACGCCTTTTTCTCGTGATAAGATTTTACTAAAAATCCAATGCTGGTTTAAGGATGGGTTAAAATCAAATAACTTAAGATCCTTACAGCGATAAGCTATTTGCGTGTAAGCTTCCCATGTAATCTCCATAACCTCGTTGAACCATGCAATGTGAGATTCTTTGCCGTGGAGCTTCATTGGCTCATTCGTAGCATCAAAACAAATCTTAGAGCCATTTGTAAAAGTGTATATCTTCTCTGATTTATTGAATGATCCGGCAGCTTCCCAAAGATTAAACATCTCAGGGCCCATACAAAACATAAACGAAGGAATAGTAGTAGAGCTGTGTGTGCTCCCATCATGTCGGAAGCAACGAATAACTGTATTAGGATTTTCTACAGCCTCAAGAATTAGAAACTGTATAATAGAAATAGTCTTAGAAGATCGCGTTGAACCCTCTAAGACTACATATTCTATATCCTCCTCTAAGTCGAGAAGGAATTCAAAATTAACTGTCGCTTCAATATTTGGCACTACTTAGCCCTACGCCGTCTCTTCTTCCCCGGCTCAAGCGGTAGTAATTCGCCTTCTTTTGCTTCTTCTTTTAATCCTTCAATAACATCGTCTTTGATTATCTTAGCAACATCACTAACATTCACAAAAACAGCCTCCACTTCAGGTTCAACTTCTTCCTTAACCTCAACATGCTTCTTTTTTGGCTCGGCTTTCTTCTTACCTGGCTGAAAAAATAAACCACCTGGACCGCAGGGCATATTATCTTTCCTGAAAGCAGCAGCAAGTTTGACTTTACTCCTACGCTCTTCGAAATTACCTGTAACTGGATTAATCATAGTCAAACCACAAGTACCAGCAGTTTGCAATGGCCCTGTTTTCTCTTCTAAATAGTACTTGCAGTTAACACAAATTGGATAGTCTTTAAATTGTTCTTTCATTATTCCTCCCCCCTCTTCTTTCTTGTCTTTACAATATCAATTTTAATAGCTTCAAGCCCTGAAATCTCTTGCTCAACTTTATCTTTCATGCCGTGGCAGTTCTTATTAATGAAAATTGCATAGGTAGTATTTAAGGTTCCATTCATAGCACCCTCCATAGTTCTATGCTTCTGAATTTCAATTGCTTTTTCTTTAGACTTCATAAACTCGGGGTGAGTATT